AAAAACCTGTTTCTGTATCTTTATTTAATTGTAAAAATAAAAATATTTATTAATAGACCTAAAGAGGTTTAGTGTAAGATTGTGCTATTAAAATGTTTTCGGCATACGGCGATGTATTTATCCGCTGCACCAACACAAATTTGACTATCGCTGTTTGATGATGAAGCGACTAGCTTCTTAGAAAAGAATGCCTCGGTTCCATCATTACATTCTAGACACAAGGCTGATAACTTAGAAACATGTTCCGCGTGTGGAATAAGTCGCAATATGTCTCCAAATGGTTTACGGTTTGAATCTCCATCCAATCCTGATATTATTACTTGTTTTCCGTGGATGTCTAGAGATTCTGTTGTGAATTTAAACAAGTCCTGGAAAAACTGTGCTTCTTCTACAATTATTACATCGGCATCTTTAAACGTTTGTGTTTCAATAAGTTTTACTAAATTATCGGCAGAAATACAAGGCTCCGATTCACGATTGTGTGTAGCAATAAATCCCTGATTCCCATCTGTGTATCTTGTGTCTATGCTATGATTGATTACCATAACATTCTTTTTTAGTGTTTTAAATCTCTTAATCCTACGAATTACTTCCGTGCTCTTTCCAGAAAACATACACCCCATAATGATTTCTAGCATCTTTTTGTATTCCTAGGAATAGGCTGTTTATAATACATCTTTATCATTAGTGAACTTTAAATCAATTTTTTATAATTTGTATCCAGTCTATTACAGCTTCGGCGCCGTTTTCTTGGATACCATACTCGGTCCAATTTAGATATGAGTAATTCGCATATAATACGCCATAACTTTTTGCTTTATTCCTTACTACACTCCAGTATTCTGGATAACTAATGAACCCTGAATTACCTTCTCTATTACCGCTTCCTCCATTAACAATATGTATAGGATTTCTTAATTCATTATAATAAAATGTTCTATTCATTATTGAATCTTCTTGGCATTTGCCATTATAAATAGGACAAATTCTTTCGTATGAATGTTCGTGTGCGGACATATAGATAGATACATTATTGTCGTAAAACATATCTTCTAGTGCTAGCCTTACTTTATCGGTTCTCCAGCGTGTGCAGTCGTCTGTGTTATTGCTGGAACAATACATAGGTCTATGTGCTGAAACAATAATCCAGGGGAATTTACTTCGGTTAACGCCTTTGAGAGTAGAATTTATGTAATTAATCATATTCTTTATTGTAGGAACCTGAAAAGAATAATAGAATGATTCACTATTTATGTTTATGAATTTCACAGGAGGTTTATCTAATGAATACCAAAGATTATGACTAGTATTTCTATCGGGCATAGTAAATCTGTTATAATAATTTGTAAAGTTATCGTATTGTTCATGATTTCCTGCTACAGTCATATACGGTATTACACTACTCGCTGGTTCCATATTTGATAGATACATATCTCCTACTGAGCCAAAAGATTCTTCCATATTATAGGCAATATCACCTAAGTGAATAAAAAAATCGGCTCCAACACGTTTTATTCTATCTATAATGTAGGTTCTCGTTGTATCTCCTACTAATCCCATATCTCCATATATCAAAACATTCCATTCTGTTTTATTCATTACAGGAGTTTGAAACATAAATTCCTGGGTTCTATATGGACCTATGTTAACCGTGTATTTGTATTTATTACTATAGTTCAATCTCGGGAAATTAACTCTATGGATATATCGCAATACTGGAGTGAAGGTAATGAATTTTGTAGTTTCCGGTTCTAATAACACCGTGTTTGCGTATTCGGTGTTTTCAAGTTCCACAAAATTCGTTGAATAATCAAATACACTTGAGTAAGTCATCGTTAAGTCAACATCGCTGTCTGGATGAGTATAACTTAATTTACACTGGAAATTGCTAGCATTATCTACATATATCCATAATAGCGCAAATAAAAGTGAACTAATCCCCAAGGATATAAAACTATACTTCATGAATTTGCGTTTAGTGCATCTTCTCCTAAGAGACTTTGTAATTAGTGGTTTATACTCGTTGTTATTAATGTTATAATTCATAGACAATAGACTAGTTAAAAAAAAAGTTTCTAAGTATAGAAAAAATTTATTTATTAATTATTTATTAATTATTTATTAATTATTGATGTTTAAGCCTTGGTCTTCTTCACAATCTTCTTCTTAGGCTTCTTTACTGGTTCAGGTTCAGGGTCAGGTTCTGGTGCTGCCTCTTCCTCTGAGTCATCGCTATCATCCAGCATATTTGGTGTCACCTTTGATGGTGCTGGTGCTGCTGGAGCGGATGATGCCCCTGATGCTGCTACATCATCTTCACCTTCGTCATCTGAGTCTGGAAGGAAAGTGTGATTGCCTGTTGTCTCTGGAACATCTACTTCTGCTCGTGTAAGTTTCCACTGGCACATATAGTTGCCTGACGCAATCCAGAGACCGACACACTGCATCATACAGCGAATCTTTGCTCCCTTAACAAGAATGTCTTCCATTACATCACCACTCTCGCGGTCGTTGATATGATACATGTTGCCGCTGGTGTCGAACACCTTTGGCTCCCATACACCATCACGCTGTGGAACCTTGAGGCGGAGTGTAGGAGGATACTTGCCGTCTGGAATTCCCTCCTTGTCTGTTGAAACGCGAACAATAGGGTTGAAGAGGTTTGATACTACGTCCTCTGATAGGTTCTTTTTCTTGAACCACTGAACGCTGTTCTGGACACCTGCCTGAACTGCTGCCTTTTCTACTGCTTTCATATTATCGTGGAACTTCTGCATTTCATCATTCTCTTCCATTCCTCGAAATGAAAGTGTGACGCTGTGCTTGGGATACTTGTCGTCGGTATAACTTGACATCGCCCAGGGAAGTCCCATCCATGGTGTCTGAATTGTGAATCGCCCACCATCATAATTAACATATACTAGCTTTGCGCCATTATCCAAAATATTTGGTGTTGAAAATGTAACCTTGGATGCATCGATGTTTTTGCCTTTTACTACTGTGTCTGCCATATTCTTTTTGTTGTGTTCTAGTGTTTGTGTGCTTATCTCTCCTTTCAAACTTTTAAATCAATTTTGTCAATTTGAATCAAAAAATACGGACTTAAATAAATAAAAATTCAGGAGGCGTCCAGAGGTCTAGTCCTAATCCTAGTCCTATTCCTATTCCTAGTCCTAGTCCTATTCCTATTCCTAATCCTAGTCCTATTCCAGAGTTCCATCAACAGTATCTCTTGTATATGTATATGTGGTCTCTAGAACTTTATAATTAGTCATGTCTAACCTTCTCTCACTTTCAAAAGTATATTTATAGCGCTCACTATTTTTAGTATAATAGCACTCCATAATATAGATTAAAATATTATCTCTTACATAAGAAGCGCTTCTACAATCACTAGACCTTGATGACTTAATACCCATATTTATATTTTACTAATTATATAAAGACTACCTTAAATAAAATTATAGAACTAATATATGGATAGCCCTGCTAAGCGAACTAAGCAAGGTGTCTTATCACTAGAACAATTCATGAAAACCAGTAATTCTGGTGGATTTTTCTATGTAGGAGACCTCAAAGATACTCTTAAATCTCTTAAATTAGATACAAAAGGTAAAAAGGCTGAATTAATAGAAAGACTAAAAACACACTTCGGCAACCTATATGAAACTATCAATAATCCCAAAGCCGATGAAAGTGCCCTGGCAATACAAACTGCCTGGAAAAACTGGAAGAAAATGAATAACAAGCAAGGTCCAGGTTTTTTAAATAAATCACTATGTGTAAATGACGAAGATTTCCTAACATTCGAAAATAAAGAAGAAATAAGCGACATCTACTTTTTCAGTTTCAAAGAAGGTAATTCAGTATTCTTTTTTGATATTAGGTCATTCAAAAAATTGGTAGACACTAATGCGGTTAACCCATATACTAGAACCAACATTCCAGAAGAGGCAATTAAAGCTATGAACGATAGACTATTGGATTTAAAAAATAATCCAGAATATAAAGACTTTCCAAAAGAAAAACTAACCGAAGAACAGAAAAGAAACCTATGGATAGTTAAAATTTTTCAAACTATCGATTCATTAGAAGTTGCGGCTGGTGGAGTAAGCCATAACCACTTTAAAGACTTCACATTTAATCAACTAAAGAAGTTTTATTTTGAACTAGAAGATGTTTGGAATTATCGCGCAGCGCTTACATTAGAGCGTCAAAATCAAATAGTTCCCAATAGAAGGCTTTTCCCCTGGTCGGCTTCTAGTGTTAAGATATTGAAGAATAGTAATTCGACATATTCTAAATTACAAAAAGTCATTCTAGGTGAAATGGAGGCTTTAATTACATCTAGTTCAAGTATGGAAGATAGAAAGACAGGCGCATATTATATATTAATTGCTCTTGTGGAGACTAGTATTGAATACGCAAATGATTTTCCCTGGTTAGTCCAAGGGTTCTAGAGTAATGCTTTTAATTATTCCTTCTCTATTTTGATTGTAATCATTCCTACCTTTGATTACTTTATTTATTGTATCCCTTTCGCGTTTATTCATTAATGTTCCATTTTTATATTGAGTGATGGAACTTTCAATTAGACTACATGTTATTGCGTCTAAAACATCATCATTTTTATAGTAATCCCATCCTGGGTCTCCTTTAGTTATAAAACGACGACACGACCCATCATTAATAAAAAGAACGTTTTCACAAACACCACCATTAATTCCATTCTCTGATATAATTAGTTTATTTGCCTTTTTCATAAAAGAATCAATTTCACTACCTAGTATTGTTTTATTATTGTTTTCTATTCCTTCTTGTAATAACTTGAAATCATCCTTTGATAATTCCATCTCTCTAATGGTTTCAGATACCTCTTTTAAAGTAGGATTGTTAGCACAAAAGGTATTGAGAAACTTTAGTGGACTCATAGTAATTATATTATTTTGAATAATTTGAAAGGTAGTTTGGTTCATATTCTTATTTTGTTCTTTAAGATAGTTAATGTATTTATCCTTCTCCTCTAGGATGCCTTTGAATGCATCTTTTCCATTTTCTATTTCATTACGTAAATCATCAATTTGATTTTGAAGATTAATAGAGATTATTGTCTTTTTACAGTGATTACTATTATGTCTTATTAAATTATCTTTTCTAGTGAAACTCTTTTTACAGTATTCACAAAAGTATTTAGCTTTCTCTGTTGACGCCTCTATAGAAGGAAGTGGATTTTCTATATTTTTAAGATGCTTCTTAGTCATCAAATGTTTCTTGAAATTACTTTTAACATTAGTAGTGTAATTACATAACTTACACTCATGCATAATTATTAGTCTACTATAATTGGATATTTTTAAGTGATACTTTTTTCCCTCTTATTTTGAGGAAATTGAGGAGGAAAACTATCAGGAACTTCTTTTAGGTGGGAAGCAAAAGAAAAATTTAGCGTTCGCGACCTCTTCGCACCATAAAAAATTCGTGGAATTGATACTTTTCTGATACTTTTTGATACTTTTTTGATACTTTTTTGATACTTTTTTGATACTTTTTAGGTTTTTTACAGTTTTCTTATGATTTTATTTAAAATAAATATTTTTATGGTTTCTAATAAAACAAAAAAACTGATACTTTTTTCCCTCCCAAATTGAGGGAAAATGAGGAAAAATGAGTAAAAATGAGGAAAAATGAGGGAAAAAAGTATCAGTTTTTCGCACCATAAATCGGTTTCTTATCATTATTTTTTTGAATCCACAATTTTATGGTGTGGTTTCTTATGTAAAAAAAAAAATTTATTTAGCACCTTTTTTTTCATTTTTTTGATTTTCTGCCCCTCGAGGCCTCAGGGGCACAAATCGTAAAATTTGGATTTTTTTTCCCGATAAAAAAAATTTTTTTTTGACTATTTCAATCCATTCTATTCCATTCTATTAATTCTATTAATTCTGTGATTTAGCTTTGTTTAATAACAC